ATCAGCTTCAAGCTGAGTTTTCATACCAGAGAGGTCAAGTACTGAACCACCTCCACCACCTCCGCCAAGAGGACCAGTGCCACCACCAGGCTGCCTGCGGCCAGTGTCAATCACATCCTTAATTGAAGTCTCCATAATGAGCTCTTCAAATGTGTAAGGATTGAGATTATTTTTAGGATTGTTCAACACATTACCATCAGCTCCACGGAAGACCAGCTTCTGAGTACCATCAGCATTCTGCTGAAACTCAGGTGTTCCGCGCTGAAGAACTTCTGCTTTAGCAGCATTGAGAAGTGTCTTCTGAACACCTTCAGTGATACCAGTCTTGAACTTGAGACCACTTGTAGCAGCCGCAAAAGCATAATCTACATGAGTAGACTGGAGCTGTGCCTGAAGCTTCTGCTTCTCAGTATCAAACTCCTGCTGCTTAGTAGTAAGCTGATTCTGAAGCTGAGTAACCTGCTGCTTAGCATCTTTGAGCTGCTGCTTCAACGTCTCATCCTGAGCACCTTCTGCAATCTTCTTCTCAAGACTTGTAACCTTAGCCTTTGCTGTTGCCAACTCTTGTTTAGTTGTGGCTAATGTCTCGAGGTCGGTCTTATTTGCATTGAGCACGCGCTTGAGGTAATCGTAGCTTTTCTCACCAGAGTTCTTCGCAACACCTGTAATACTCAAAATGTCGCTGTCATACTGCCCGTGTAGGGCACCAATCTTAGTACCAATTACTGTATTCTCGTCGTTACGAGACATTTCAGCTATGGCATTTAACTGCTCAGTTGTCAATCCTGAAAGCTGAGTGTTCTGCTGAAGCATTTCTACTGTTAACATAACTTTGGGTATTTAAGTTGTTAATTACTTGCCAATCAGAGCAGCTGCATCCTCGAATGGGTCATTCATAACCTCAGTAATAGTGTAGCCAAGAAGCTTGTAGTTCTTCTTGAACAACTGCCACTCGCCGTAGTTGAACATCTGAGGAACAGGCTTGTTAATCTCTTTGCCAGTCTTCGGGTCGAAACGATTACCGGTTGAGAGCTTAACATGTACCAACTTCTCAGTGCCTTTAGGTACTTCATACTTTTTGGCTGCTGTTGCTGCCTTTGGAGCCTCATCAGCTGGAGCGAGCTCAATCTGCTCTTCCAAGTCAACGATGTCCTCCGTTACCTTACTGAGCCGTTCTTGCTGCTCCTTTGTGAAGGTCTTCTCATTGGCCTTCTTTGCTTGCAGAAGCTGCTCCTTCTCGCTGCTGAGCTCCTTCAGCTCCTGTTGCAGCTGCTTTTTGGTCTTCTGTGACATAATCTAATAGCTTTTTGTTAATAACTGATATTTTATCTTTGAGTGATTTATTCGCTCCAAACTGTATGATATTGATGTTCTCACGTTCAAATCTATCAATGTAGCTGCTGAAGTTGAGCTTAAGCATAACCTTCTTTGGGTCGAGCAAATTCTTCTCAGACAATTTAAGCACTTCATCAAGTGTCTTATGTGGATATGGCTCAAGTTGTTTGAGAATGAGCATTCTTTGCAGAACTTGAGGATTGTTTCTATATTCAACCTCAATGATTTGCTGTACAATTGCATCAAGCTCAGATTCTGACATGCCATTCTTTTTGGCTGTCTCGTACTTCTTATAGAGCTCAGTAACAGTAAACACATAGAACTCTGTTCCCCAACTAATAGAAGATGATATGAAATCACTTCCATAACGTAGCCTACAGATTGTATCTTCTACAAACTTCTGAGCTTGTTCAAAATTAGTCTTAAGACTATTAAGAACTGATGTCTTACTCTCGAAGTTAGCTGCTACTTGAGTTTCATTAATAGCTTCTTTTTCGCTTACTGTTCCACCTGACCCAACTACAGATATTATAATATCATCACGTAGGCGTACACATTCCTCAACGTTGTAATCAAGAGAATCTCTATCAACTGTTGTAATCTGCACAGGATTGCTCATATCAGCAACTCCTTCTGCTTGATTAGGAATAGGTACCTCTAAAAATGAACCAGGACCAGCTATTCGCTTTTCACTGCAGCATGGACATTTTTCAACAGTTCCATCAGCAAGTACTTTGTATTCACCTTTCTCGTTACGTAAGAAGCCTCCATCGCAGTAATCACCAGTTTCGTTGTTCTCAAAATGGCAATCTGCTTCGTATGCACTATAAATAGGATATGGTGCATAGAGGTCCAGATGCTGCTTTGATAATGCAAAGAATAGATACCAATCAAGGTTGCTTAACTCTTTTGTAATCGGATTCTTCTTAAGGTCTGTGCTCTTCTCATTGAGCTTTGTTGACCAAAAGAATCGAGCCGGACAAAAGCCAAGGCCATGCTCAACCTCTGTTACGAGTGCTTTAATCTTAAGCTTATTCTCGTCCAGCTCGTAAACTCGAATGTAGGTATCATCAAAAACAGCAACACAATTTTCTGGCTGTCTAAAAACAATCCAATGAATGCAGGTGCCATCACAGGTCTCGTAGTCTATGACGTCGGTAATCTCCAACCAATAGAAGTAGGGCTCTGGGCGGAACGAGTTCTGTTCTGCTGGGAGGTCCACTATGAGAACACTGTTAGGCGATACCTGCATCTTCTTCCAAGCTTCAGTTTTCCAGACGTCTGGCTCATGCAAGTTATTGATGCGATAGTTAGCCCAATCTTCTTCAAGTTCAGAATTTGTGAACTGATATGAAGAGGAGCTGTTACGGCTGTAAAATACTCGCTCAAGCTCACGATAGACGTCTTCAACGACAGCTGAAGTCGGAAGTGGGAACTTAAACAACTGAAGAAATATGTTAAACTTGTCTTTAGGGAGTAAGGTCTTCACCCAGTCCAAAAAGATAGTTGTTGGCATATTAGACTCAGACAACAGGATATTAGTCTCAGTGTGGAATCTGAGACGTCTCTGCAATAAGTCTGCTCGACGTATAGTCTGAGCTTTCTTAGGCTTTTGCAGAATCTCCTGTATTTGCCTTAAGTCTAATGCCATTCTCTTCGTCGTAATAATATTCGCTGTTTGGGTCGATGGTCCATCCACCATTCAATGCTGGACCAAGGTCAAGCAACCGTTCGGCATGCTGAATGCCGAACTGCTGCTTAACACCTGATGGTGTAACCAAAGTAACTGTTTTCTGTTTCTTACCGCGTGCCATAAACAATCGTATGAAAGGAGGATTTAACTGTAATTAGGCACTGGCTACATTCACCAGGTCGGTCAGAGGATTGTAGTCCATCTCGGTCTGCTTGATAATCTCAAGGTTATCTGACCAGTTGGGCAGGAAGCTCCACTTGATAGCGTTGCTGTCGGGCTCCTCATAACCACCGAGATTCTTGTCACCTACGAAGAACGAGCGCAGAGGAATAGGAAGATAGTTGACAGTGGTCGTACCACCAGACGTTGTCTCCTCCTTGATAGCACCGATATTACCATTCTCATCAATGAGATAAACACCGATGTCCTCGCAGCTGTACTCTTTCATGGTCTTGATAGTTGACTGCTTCTCCTGATAGATGATTCCCTCAAAAGAAGTTGCCTCACGACCAATGACAATCTCAATACCTCCGAGAGTCTGATTACCACCACCAAATGTACGAGCCTCACCAGGAGTAGTGGTTGGGTTCTGAATGTACGGAGAGATGATAATCTTAGTGCCGTCGGCTGCAGTTGCCAAGGCCACCATAGCAGTCTTAGACTTAATGTCAGTTGCGGCAATCTTGTTCAGTACACCAGCTGAACCGTAGCGGCGCTGGATGATAACTTTCTGAATCTGCCCGAGACTTTCTTTGCAATCAGCAATCTGAAGGTCTGCAAGATGTGCACCTGCTGGGCATCCACAATTTAATCCCATAGTTTCTTAATTTTTATTGTTAAACTTGAGCAACTTAACAACTTTGCTTCCCTTAGCCAAGCGTCGCGTGCAGATAATTAATGTAAATACAACATTTTATTTTCGCAAATATACTCTATTTTTATCATACTAAAAAATATTTGGCATTAAAAATTGTTAAATTAATCGTTTTTAACTTTTAAACACATATTTGAGCCATGAATAGCTATCTCGTTGTTCCAAATAATAATCACTGTATTCATATTTAAAAGCCTCACGTTCAAAGCATATATTCCTATAAGCTTTGCTATGATTAAACTTATAGGCAAACAGATTTATCACATAATTCAATATGTACAATGGAAGATAGAATATATACAAAAGCTCTTTATACTGAGCTGTGTGTACAAGTTCATGATTGAGAAGTACTGATTTAGCATAATAGTTGTTTTCAATATATGCTTTCTTCTCTTTACGAACAAAGATTAAACCAAACAAGTTTATTGCGACAAATCCTTTAAATGGAATAATCTTATTATAAATAAGTTTTTTCATTGTAGTAAAATGTTTAAAATATGTGAAACTTTATTCTGGTCGCGTTTATTTTATTTATATAATAACTTATATTATTTTTATATTCGAGCGCGACCTGACTATTCTGGTACGTTCTGGAGCGATTTTAATTACGCTGACGTATTCCTTTTCTATTATTACGCCGTGCGTGCATCTCATATACACCTGTTAAGCAGTCTGGAGCATCATCATGTTGGCTTCTACGTTTATTATCTTTACGATATGACATAAGTGCATTATGGAAACCAGGCCAAAGTCTATCCCATCCTTCAGGCATAAGTATGTCAGACATTACATTTGCTGAATTTGAGTATATACGAGAATATTTATTTTCAGTCTGTGTAAAATACTCAACAGCACATAAGAAATTATTCATCATTGTTCTGAGTATTCTCTTGACAGCTCTCGCAAAACCTCTTCCACCATTATTGCTCTCAATACGTGCTCGTTTAGTACTGTTTCGGCCAAGCATTCTCGCTGTTCCTGGTTCAGTAACTTCCATTGGGTCCTTCGTGTAGTATACATCTGTGATATAACAAAATTCAGGCGTATCAATAAAGCATATCGAGCACAGAGCATCAGCACCGGTGTCAGCAGTATCAGTGTAGTTCCACTTACACAGTGCATCTTTGCCGATAGGCAACTGTTCAGGTTTATATGTTTTAAAGCCTTCTTGATACATAAGACCTTCTTTTGGCTTTGGGTCCTGCATGTACTGTGTATCAAATATAATTGGCTCTTTTTCACGAAGCTTGTACAACTCTTCAAGTGTGTGCTTCATTGGCCACAGTGCAACTTCATTGCCTTGTTCATCTTTATGAATTGCGGGGAGACTGAGAACTGTCCACTCATCAGGTTCTTTATCAAGCAAATAACCGCACAAATCCTCTTCATGTAACCTCTGCATAATAATGATGATTGGCGTGTTACGTGAGTTCACACGGTTACGAATTGTTGACTCAAATCGAGTATTGATTCTATCTCGTATAAGGTCTGATTCTGCATCTTCAGGTTTAATTGGGTCGTCAATCAAAATTGCACCTTGGAATATGTTCTGTTTCGCGCCAATCAATCCTAATATTTGGTCGAGTTCTTTGTCGAATGTGAGGTCATCATAAGATAAGTTCTCTTCATCAACTTCATCTACTTGTCCAGCACCAAAACCAGTTACCTGACCTTGAGTTGATACTGCATAAAACTCTCCGCCTGCCATTGTCTTCCATCGTGTCGATGAGCCTTTTTCTCGCTCAAGCTGTGAATCTGGGAACAGCTGCTTATAGAGTGGCTCCATCATGATATTTCGTATCGTTGTCGAGTTATCAGTAACGAGAAGGTCTGAGTATGACAAGTGAAGGAACTTACACGTTGGATTGAGAGCGAAGCACCAACTTGAAAATGATTTGATAACAGTCTCAGTTTTACCATATCGAGGTGGCATATTGATTATAAGTCGCTTGCACTTTCCGTCGACCACATCCTCAAGTGCTTTAAATATCATCTTGAAATGGTCATTCATTGCAAATGAGCGTCTATACTGGGCTTTAAACATAGCCTTCGTATATTTTTCAAGTGATGAGAGAAGCTCAAGTTTGAGAAGCTCTTTTGGGTCGAGCTTTTCTGTCTGCAGTCTGCTTCTTACATCAGCTTGCAATTGTTCAAGAGTTGTTTTCTTACTTGCCATTTTGGATTACATTAAGTCATCAACTTCATTATTGTCATTAATCATCGCATCATATTCAGATTCAAACATCCATCTAAATCCACCAGATGACTGAGCTTTGCCTTTACAACACATAGAAATGTTACGAGCGCCTGTTTTGCTGAATGCTTCATACATGCTATCAAAACGAGCTATGAATGCCATTGTTTCATAGTCAAGCTGAACTACTGAAACAGATGATGTAGGATGCCGATGTTTACCTCTGTTTTGTATTGTTTCATACTTTATCTTCTTTTTAGTAGGTTGACCTAAAACCATAAGACATCTACTCCAAAAGCCAGAGCCAAGCAACTGCTTTTTTGATTCAATTGCATCAAATATTTCTTGAGTATCAATCAAGAAGTCATCTGCTGCGTCATCTACAGATTTATATATTCCGATTATCTCTTTTTCAAAATTTCTGCAGATAATCACTTGCTGCAGTGATTCAATCTTTATTTCTTTTAGCAAATTGTTCATAATCGTATCTTAGTTTAACCTTGGTTTCCAATAATCGTGTCACGTATAATCATATAAGCTTCACGGGATACGAGTGTATTTGGAAGAAGTCCTTGTGATACTCCTTCTGGCAGCTGTATTGCTGCTGCAGTCTGATTTTTACCAAACACTCGGTCCCAGAGTCGTTCAAGTGTATCAATATTGCCCAATTTAGCATCTTCTTTAAGCCTCTTAATGACAATCTTAATTGCGAGTGGCACTTTTGGATTTTTGTATATGGCATCAAGCTGATTCTCATTGCACGTGAGCAGACAACTCAATAAATTATATGTATCTGCACGTGTCAGGTACAAGGACATATTTATATTGAGGCTGCTGAGAAGCTTTACTACATCTCTACGTGTGGTTCCAGCATAAGGTGAAAGGTCACTTTCTCCTCCAGCTAAGAACCTCTGAGCCGCTGGAGAGTCCTGTAACACCTCTATTTCAGCAATATTTTGGGCAATCTGCTGTCTTTCTTGTTCTGATTTAGCCTTCTTCGACTCGAGAGCTTGTTTCTCTTTAAGTTTGATACGCGCGAGGTCTGCGGCGGAAAGCCGTTGCTGTTCTGCCTCAATTTCCTGGTCAATAACCTCTTCGTAGTCTACTGATTGGTTGGGGTCGCTGTCATCGTAGTCTGGCAGGATAGCACTGATGCTATTTTTAAGTTGTTTATTTTTGTCCATTTTACTTGTGAAGTTTATTGTTCTGGTGCAAAAGTACTAAAAATTTATAAGGTATAAAAATTATAGCCATTAAATAATGTTAATTTAAGATTTTTTCTTATTTGGAACAAAATTTTTTCTTTGTTTATTATTGTTTCTCTATAAAGTGCTGAAAATCAGTCAGTTATTGGCTTTGTAAACAAAGTAAACTATAAACAACGCTCCCCCTATACTATATTAAAAATGTCTACTTTCTACTTTTTTATTATATCCTATTTATATACCTATAAAAGCTATATTATACAATTCTATTTTAACTATATTAAGAATTTATTGTTTACTTTGTTTATTTGCGCTCAAAGCGCGACTGGAGCGCTATTTTGAGAGAAACAATACTTTGTTTATTTTGTTTATTTTAAGAAAACTTTGTTTCCAGGCAAAAATTTTTCTTGGCTCGAATCGCCGAGGCTCGATTTTAGTTAAAATAGAGTTGTATGGCAGTATTCTTTTATACCTATTATTGTTTATAAGACTAAAATTCTATTACGAGGCACTTTTCTTTTAAGCCTATAAATTTTAAGATGAGAGCAAGAATGCGCGACTGTGTTAATCTATAGGGGGAACTGTGCCAATTTGGCATATAGGGGCCAAAATTTTTGACTTTTATATGCCTAAATGGCACTATGCCAAAATGACATAAATCAAAATTAAATTTTTTAAGATATATGCCACTTTGGCATGAAGCGCAGAAATCGTCTCAGTCGCGCTCGAAATATTCAATCGTGCAATTCTGCGTCTAACCAGTCTCAAACGCGATATGGACGATTGGAGATATGCTGAGGACGATTCTAAAGTCTCTCGCCTCACGCGCACGTGTGTAGGTAAAGATAAATTCAATTAAAATGTTCGTAACTTATTGAGAATCAATGATTTATGCAACTTATTTCAATCAATCATTGAATGATATTCACATTAATTTGCTTTTAATCATAAAAATACGTGAAGATAATCGCAGTTTCGCATTAAAAGTGTTAAAGATTTGTTAATGGCTTAAAAAAATTTTGGGATGTCGAAATTAATTTGTACTTTTGCAATGTGATTAATAAAATAAATGTCTAACAAATTAAAATTTTTAAGATTATGGCAAAAAGTAATTCACCACGCCCCGTGCGTCTCGCAACATTCCAAATTTTCGTCGTCGCTAATGATGATGTGTATGAAACTAATACCCTATCAGGCGAGTTCGTGAAAAAATCCGACGTGCACTATTGCGCTGAAAAAGATGCAATTGACTATGTAATGCACTATTTGGAAAATTGTGACGAGTGCCCCTATAGGTACTTATTGTACAAAACTTCCAAAGAGTTGGGAGAAGATGGACTTCCAAAGAGTGTCACACTCGTATCGACCATATATGGCGATAGTGACACAAAGCAGGTGGTGATTGACTAAATCACCACCCACTCTTCGGAGTGATGCTCGAGGCCGAGATAGGTTCGGTCGGAAATGCCCGAGGGGTTCGACTCCCCTCTCGAGCACAAAGGCAATAGTGCCCTATAATGATTAAAACTTTAAGATTATGACGTATTTATTATCATTCAACTACCTCGACAAGAGGCATGAATTAAGAATTGGGAACGACATAGCCACGTATCTCTACGCAGCTATGAAAATTGGAAACATTAGTAATATGACAATCAAAAAAATCTGATTATGAATGTGACATTATCAAACGAGGAAGTTCGTGTATTGCACAAGTACCTCAGCGAATGTATTGATTTAATTTGCAATGGAGATATGTGTGGCTCAGATAACGAGGTCGACATACTATCAGACATATGTGATAAACTTAAGTAATAAAAATTCCAAATTATGGTTAATGAATTATTTAATTTGGATACAGCTCTATTAGAGAAGTTCCACACAGCCCTACACGAAGTTAATGAAGGACTTCAAGGTGATAAATCGTTCCATGAAGCGTGGATGACGAACGAGGCATTTCAACGCCTCGTACCACTCGAGCAAATGGTTTTCCAAGCTCTTGTTAAACAATATAAAACCAAAAAGTAAGTAACTATGACGAAATCAAGTTTATTGCTCCAAGCGCTAATTGAGCAAATTCCCGAAATGGGCGAGTTCTATATCTCCGAGGATGATGATGTAAAAGAAGTTCTTTGGATAATGTTCCATGTAAAATGGCCATATAGCAGAGAAGAATTAGACTTTCCAAATGGTCATTATATGTATAGATACATCCTCGAAGATGATGATTTTCCAATGGATGGATGTGATACGGAAGTTATAAACGAGGACGGCGATAGAATCTATCTCTACCTCATGGATGAGTAATACAACCCTATATGGTACACAGCGCGAGTTCGATTCTCGCGTAGGGTACAACAAACGGCAATATTGCCAAATGATTAAAACATTTAAGAATTATGGAAAAAGATTTTATGAGAATTAACGAGGCAGAAGCTCGTACTGAGCACGTCCACGTTGAAGCATTCGAAATGAACCGCACAAAGAAGTATGGATTTCTTAGTTGGGATGATGATTGTCAAA